ACGCCCACCGGTCAAAGTTGAAGCCGTTGTTAGGTGCGCGTTATCGAATAAAGATTGCTGTGCGACCGCTTCTTTTGCGCGGCTCATAGTTTAATAAATCCCTGCTTCAAAACGTGCGCTAACGTCGGTGTTAATTGGCTGGTGATACGCCCACCATTTTCACTATGCACACACATAAACTATCCTTGCTGCACGTTCGCCGCGTTTACCAAGGATATTGGCAAGCGCCCACCAGTCCAAATTGAACACCTTGTTAGCCACTAATTTGCTTGCTTCCTACAGCTTTCGGAATTTGATTTTCAGCCGCGATCTTAGATTCTGCTTCTTTGATGTAACGCAGTGCGGTTTCGAACCTGCTTTCGTTCGGAAATTTACGCTGCACGGCATAAATCAGCTTATCGTATTTAATTTCATCTCTCGTTCTTGCGCCGGTAAATTGAGAAAGCTCCAAAAACAATTTGTCGATTGTTTCTGTTTCGCAACCAGTCAAAAGGTTATCACTCATTTTTATCTCCTCGCGGCTGAACTATTCATTTTATAAAAGCAAGCAATTAGTGACTAACATGTATTAGTCCGAAAACGGACTATTCAATATTTCGTTTAAAGAGAACCTATCCCGAAAACCTCGTCCCATTCAGGAGTGATTTTAACCAGTTTATTGGCCTTGAATTCAAGTATAAGGCCAAACTTCGTCCCATTATCATCAAAATAACTTCTGTTCTCTATCCCAGTACCATCTTCAATGCCTATAGGGCCATATTCCGATTCAAAAACATCCTTAGACATGCCTATTTTCAGACAACCCATCTTGCCACCCGTTACCTCAAGGGAATAAAGACAGGAGAGATTTTTCATGGTCATAAATGTAAAAATCATTCCCTTTTTATAGGAATATGTGATGGTTTGACCGATGACCCCGGTAGAAGAGGCCAGATCCTGCATCTGGACGCTGTCAGGACGGCCAAAACGGGCCTGAATCTCCTGGGGAGTGTGGAGTAGCTTGCCCTGGATATCGATGCCCAGAGGCCTGAAAGCGATGTCCTGAAGGCATTGTTCCCGCCCAATCATGGTCTCCGTCTGAAGACCTGGCCGGGTGGTTCCACAGCCAATCAGAACCATCAGTGCAAAACTCAGTATTACTTTTTTCATTGGTTTTTTGTTCCTCCCACACATATTATACGGATTTTATGCCACTAATATATAAAAAATTATTTTAAAAGAACCTCTGTGTATTCTCGTATAATATAGGGATATGATAACCTGGAACCATGATATAGAAAAAGAGCTTGAGCTCTTAAATAAGTATTTCAGAACCACAACTTTTGAAAAACATCCCAAAGCCATGATGGGTCTTTTACTTGATGAGGTGTTTGATAAGGTCATGGGAAAAAATTTCGCCAAACAGCGCATCAGCAAAAGAAAAATGGCCCGGTTCCAGGAAGAACTTAAATTGGCTCTGCAATCCCGGTATGGAAAATTTATGAATATCTGCCTGCATAAATCATCAAGACCACACGCCATAAAATTTGATACTAATTTTCATCACGCATATAAAACAGAATTTGGGATTTTATATGGAGCTCCCACTCGATTCGATTGTGGCCGGACATTTTTCACCTCTCACTGTTTCCAGAGATTTGAAGAACGATGTGATCCCGAACTTCATAAACATATAGCCAAGATTTTTTCTGAGAAATCTAAATATGTCCCCACAGCAGCTGATCTTGTCATGTTTTTAACTTCAGTACATGATATGGAATATGCTAAAAAAGACAAATTTTATTTTTTGAACATCGGAGTAGGCTTTCTGGTACTCGAGGATTATAATGACTTTTTCGTAGCTAAAACCTTTATGACCGCTGAAATGCTCGATCCATCTCTCGAATGGTATACACCAACTTTAGACCCGAGTATATCTCACGATACACTAAAATCAGCACTCGAGCATGACCCGGTCAGGATTGAAAGACCAAAATTTTTTACCGACTGGCTTCAGGATCAGAAAGAGCCGTAGATGAACGATTTTTTAACTTTAATTCTAAAAGTCTATTAATTTTCTTATAGTCCTTCTTTGAAAGATCAATTGGAAATCCATACTCATATATATTTTGTAATTGCTCAATTGACAGGAAATTTAAGAAATTTTCAACATCTTTAAAAAATTGATTTTTATCCGGACAATTTCTATATTTTGCACAGAATTGTTCATGAGTATGATCCAAAAATTCTGATACTTCTTCATTTTCATCGATTCTCGCCTGTGCAATATTCTTTCCATAAACCCAGCATGTCATTAAAGGAAGACTAAAAATAGAATCACAAAGAACATGATATAACTTTCCAGTTATATCCATGACTTTATCCTTGTTTAAAACTTCAGGATCAGTACACTTTTCAAAGAGAAGGTCAAAAAATTTATCTCTTAACTGATCTTCTATTTCCTCTGAATAATTTTTTGGAGTAATCTCATCCTCATTGATACCCCCATTCAAAACAAATCTGGACCATCCCATTAATGTACTATACCGATCAAGATATTTTTCCAATAAACAAGTGGGACAACATTGATCAGATCCCATCAACAGCGTATGAGGTTGTGATTCTTCCACAAAAAATTCACGGCTTTCTAGTACACATTCTGGAAAGATTGTTGATATTTCCTTGACAAGTTCAGTCAAATCATTATAGTCAATCTTAATACCATAGGCATCAAGCTTATGAAGAATATTTGTGGTTTTTTCAGTTACAGGAACTATTATCTCGCGTATATTTGAAGAAAATTTTTCAATGAGTTTCTTTTCCTGTTCGTCCATATGATTCGTATGTTTTAAATTCTCAATGGCCTCAAAAATATTTTCATTCGATTCATATTCCATAATAATTTCTCGTTCCTGCTCCTTCGTGTAATAATAATCCTGACTGAATGGAATAGAACGATAAGATTCTACGATTTCATCATCAGAGAGACTTTCAAGCATCTCAGCAGGAGCGTAATCCTTTTGCTTATCTCGCAAATATGAGGCAAACGCCTTATATTTATCCTCAAAAGTCGTCATAATTTCCTTCCTTCCATAATTTTCGTTGCTATATAATATACGCATTTTTTATTAAGATCAGAACAAATAAATCTCTTGCCATGCCCTATCATAGCCAAGCCAGTATTCCCATAACCACAGGAAAAATCCAAAAGACTAATTCTCCCTTTAATTTTCAGGGGCAGTTTTCAGGGTCGAATGATAGACATTTTTTTATGCTATGGGGTGCCAGTTCCATACTGGCGCCTGACCGGATACTTCTGGTAAATATATTCCGTCCTTTTTGTCCGGCCGTACATATTTCACGAGATAATCAACAATCCATTTTCGTTCAGAACTCTTGCCTTTATTAATAAGTTCATTTCTTTCTATCCTCCATACGGCACCCTCCACAGGATCTATGGCACCATGACCAGAAACTTGTAAAAGAACCATGGCATTCTCAATGGACAGAGGGCCACCGATATGAATTGTATTCGGTATCACGAAATTATAGGCAAGAACCCGTGCTTTAAACTGATCAAAAGGAAGCCGTTCTGTCCCAGTCATTAAATCAAACACCACCAAAGGCTCATGGATAAGGTTATAACGAGTCCCATGGGCCTGGGCCATCCATTCTCCACATATCCGCTCACCCTCAGTTAAAAGGCCATAGAACCGTTCGTAGCGTGCTGGATTCAAGGCCCAGCTGGCAAATATATGATGCTGTTCAAATGGTGAAGTCTCTGCTCGGTACCCAGCCCGGGTCAGAGGTACAATCTGATCATTTATTTTCGCAACGCCAACATTCGATCCGTCACATTTTTCCTGACAGATTATTCTATCATGCTTATCCCTGGCCTTTAAAGTAGCTATGACCAGCTGCCCTTCAGAACATTTATGATCACCTGGGCCCATTCGTGACCCAGGGAAATGGGGGATATGCCCATATGACTTATAACCAAGAGGCTTTGCACTCATTCCATCCCGGCTTCCCAGGAATTTGAATATTCATGATTCCTAAAGGCATGAACAATACCCAACTGCTGTTTCAACCGATCGTCTTTCGGATCGAAGTCCTTAAAAAGCTGGGCTATCATCGGAGCAATGTGGTCGAGAAAAAAGCTCATGATTTTTTATTCCTTTTCTTTTCTTCTTCCCATGACTTTGAATATTCGTGATTCCTGAAGGCGTGGGCAATACCAAGTTGCTGCTTGAGCCTCAAATGTTCCTCAGACTCCATACCCAGATTCTCACAGATCTCACTATCAGTAAGGCCAAGATCTTCAAGTTTTACAACCAGATCACTCATAAGTTCGATCTGATGGAACCCCTTGATTCTGTTCATTAATACGGTCAACTGGACTGCGTCATGATATGGAATTCTCATGTCCAATATGGCAACTTCATCGGCACCCAGTTGTTTCAGGGCCTCATACCGATGATATCCGTCTATAATTCGGTACTTTTTCAGGTCCTCGTCCCAAGACACAATTATTGGAAAAAGAAAGCCATACTTGAGGATACAAGATTTTAACAATGCCATCATTGATCCAGAGTCAGAAACAACGCCAGATCCTACTTTAAGGGGAACCGCCCCTGTCATTTTATTGGGATTGTAACTATTTGGTTGCAGTTCTGAAAGTTTCACAATTTTTACTTCCATGACCTTCTGTTTAATTTCCATTAATTTATTCCTTTCCAACAGAAAAATTATATCCCTTTTTTCTTAATTCATCAGAAATAAATTCTTTTAAATTTTTCCGACAGACATACAAGCCATTAATTTTTACGCCTAGCTGGGGAATAATTATAAGAAATATTCCTTTCTCCCCACACTTTTGCAGTTTTATACTATCTCTATACTTTAAATCTAATAGGTCTTTTTCAGACATATGAAAAAAATCGCACACTTCATAATGTTGAAGGCCGTTGTGCTCAAAAGCTATTTTAAGGCTTTCACAATACCCATCAAGTTGTAGCCTCGACCCAGTATCAGGCCTTCTTAACCATTCGGGGAATAAACTTGGAAATTCCTGGTCAAACAATTCCCTAAAAGTTTTCCGGCAGAATTTCTCACTCTCAAGAGAAGAACACTCTGGACAAAAATTTCCGCGTAATACTGATTGAGGGGTTCTCCAAAAAACATGACCCTTCTCACATTCCCATTCAAGTTTAATTTTTTCATTAAAATATTCTTTAGATAAACATTTTCCTTTATGATTTTGGGCCCGCTCATACATGTCAGTTATCGTCTTTTTACCAGCACAAAAAGGGCACCAACTTTTGTTATTTTTAATGTCACAGAATCTTGCCCACCATTGATGCCCGTGAGTGCATTCCCACAAAACCTTTGTGTAGGCATTTTTATATTGAGTAGAAAGAACTCTACCCCCTCTATTTTTGGCCACATCTCGTAAATCCTCAATAGAAAAAGCTGTCACACCGGCACATATTGCACACCAATTTCCAAACCTTATCTTATAACTAACGGCTTCCCATATATGGCCGTTCCTACATTCCCACATTAACTTCTTATCTGGGCAGTATTCCTTCGAAAGACACTTCCCACCCCTTTCTTCCGCAATAGCACACATTTCTTTTAGGGTTTCTTTGTTTTTCTCTATTTGATTACATTCCGAGCACCATGTTTGTTGAGCCAGATAAAATGAAGCATTCCATATGTGGCCCCGAAAGCATTCCCATTTAAGTGACTTTCTACTACCCACATACTTTAACGAGAGGCACTTACCACCCTTTGACCCCGCAAAATCATGCATGTCTTTAATTATAAAATTTCTACCTGCACATTTAGGGCACCAATGCCCTTTTTTAATTCTATCGAAAGGGGCTTTCCACCTATGACCATATTTACATTGCCATAAAAAATAATCATTCGGCATATACAAATCTGATAGGCAGATACCATCCTTTTTTTGTGCATATTTTTTCAAATCAGTTAGAGTATATTTAGACATTTTTCTATTTCGAACCACTTTCTTATAGAAGAGTTAACCACTTCTGTTTTTCACGCTCAATCTTCTCACTCTTTTTTGTGTCGAAGGATCTGGAATTTTCAAAATCCAGGATGAGCAATTGTCCCACCTGTTTTTGATACGTGTTCTCAGTCTTGGTCTGCTTCTCAAATCTCTTCGTGAACTGGGCCCTCTGATCTTCATTGGGGATGTTGTTCAATAAAAAGTCCCGGAACTCCTGCCAGGTCTTATAATGAGTTGGCAACTTCTTGTTACTGAACACAAGCTTCTCACTGGCATATCTGGATGCCGTAGCTATTCCCCCGATCCTTTTACACAGCTTGAAATAGGTTTCTGGTTCATAATTTGGCAGGTCAACGAGGCATTTATACGACTTCTCATGAATGAGATTCGAGACCCGCATCTTCGTATAAAGACTATAATTATTCATGTACATCAAATCGTAAACTTTGTTGTATGAAATACTAAAATCATAAAGGAATTTCCAGACATCATAAATGGTCCAGTCATAGATTGGATAGAATTTGTTCACCCCATCACTTATAGTACTCCATTTAAGGCCCCTCCAACCTGGAAACTTCGTCACGGCCCGGTACCGGGTGATGCCTTCCTCCGCCCGTAACCCCACAATATAGGCTGCATTTTTGTCCTTCTTCTCATACCATTTGAAAAACTCATAAAATCTTTTTGGATATTCCTCTTTTATCTCATGTATGGCCAGGGGATCCTTCTCCCGTATCCACTGCTCCCCCTCTCCCCAAGCATAGAGAAAATAATCCGTATAACTCGTGGCATTAGTCAGATATATTGGGACCTGATACCAAGCCGGAATTACATTAGGGTGCTGCATCATCTGCTGGATCAGATCTATTGAGGACTGATATTCAGCCTCCTGATCCTGAAAAAATGCAGTGATCTTACGCTTTCGTTTTACCGCTTCCTGAAGAAACAGATTATAGCATACGCTAGAATTATGAACCAATAATGAATTTGCTATAAAAGTATGTGTATTATTTACTTCAAAATCAAATACTCTTCTGGTTTTTTTTGGTAAAATATTAATTTCCTTAATTGTTGATGTTACGAAATCTGTGGTATTCTCTCTACTTTTTATCTTAACGATACATTTATTCACATCTTTAAGTAATGGAACATATTTTTTAAATTTAGTAACTCCAGTACTACTCCCGATATTAATTACATATAAAACTTTAGATGCCGTATTAAATCCTCCTATCTCACCTTTTAATTCACTCCAACCGCTGGGAATTCCTAATCTCCACAATAATTCTTTTATACCCATAAGGAGATTTTTGTTTACACCTGAACACGCAATTGATTTTGGCTGAACACAACCATCCCCATCAAAAAAACCAGCTAAAAATATCCCTATTTGTCTTTTACTCATGGAATATACCCAATCAGGTATCTTTTTTTCTTTACATAATCCTGTGAACCCTAAAGATTTCATTCGTTCTACAAGACTTTTATTACAAATCCATGCATCTCCTTTTTTATTAATTTTACAATATAAAAATTTTCCACGATCCATATTTCCAAAATAATAAACATTGTGTACACTACTATAAGAGACGCCATATTTTTTAGCTATATTTCTTAGCATTTTTGATACTGATCCCCATTTTGATCCTTTACCTCGAAGATTCATAGGTATTAAATTATCTAATTCTTTAGATACTAAATCCATTTTTTCTTCCGGTCTTGGCAAATTTTTTAAAAACTCTATTATTGGTTTAAAATGCCCCGTAGATATTATCATTTTTCGATTTAAAGCATAACAACCATCTGCCAACCATAAACCTCCAAGATACAACAACCAATCAGGAATATTTGTTTCAACACTATCAAATCCAGAAGTTATAGATGCAATTAAAAAATCACCAACCCTTAATGATGAAGCTGGAAAAGGTTTAATATCATAGCCATTATTTTTGCCAATCATAACACTATGATCACCAGTTACTTGTATTCTTCGATTACATGTAGAAACAATATCATATATGTCCTTATCGGTAAAATGATACATTATATAATTAACAGGGGAAAAAGATACTTTTGCATGAAGTCTGCATTTTGAATCTGCATCCAAAATATTTACTTTTTCTTCTGGAACAATAAACACTCTACCGTCTTTATCAGTCCAGGATTTTTTTTCCTTAATAAGTCCTAATAATTTTAACGGTGTCGTTCTATAGACAGTGCCATCAATTTGTACGTAAATTATAGAATCTTCCAGAATGCTGTCTTTCCCTGAGGAAACAGACACACTGATGTCCTTAAAATTATCGAAAATCAGAGAGACCCGTTCCCGGGCCGCCTCCAGGACATTTTTATTCAAATTATATATCTTCATGAAAAAATAGCCGCAAGCTCATCAATAGGGCCCGTAGTAAACAAATTGTAAATGTCCTGACGCCTTTTATTCTCTTCTATGACAAATCGATAAACCCCTATGTCCGGGACCTTTACAATCTCATCTGATAAATAATTCTCATAACCAATTTTTAAATTAAAATGGCTGTTTGCTACTCTCAAAAGATTCAAGATAGTCATCTTGGCCGATCGAAACTTATCAAATTCAAATTTCTTGGCCTCGATATACCAGTCCACGTCCTTCTTCTCTGGAGTGTAGAATTCAAACGTGGTCGTCAATTTAGGTAAATCAGTATAGGTGTTCACAATAAAGGAACCCAGATTCTGTGGAGAGAATTTGCACTCACCAGTATCCCGCTCAAACCACCTCAACCACTCACCCTCTATGGGATAGCTGTAGTTGGCACCGAATTTAGTAAAGCAATTCGCAAGCTGATAATGGAAATATAGCCTCCAAGGCTCCCCGATAAAGGGCGCCGTGTCTATGATGATCTTTGGAATCTGAGGCGTCAGAACGGTCAAATAGGCATGTATAAAGTCACATCTGTTGGAGGGAATGATCATCCTGTTCAAACCGATCAGAACCACCAGAGAGGGCTCAAACGTGCTATAAAGGGTCTTGTACTTCTCCCATTCTATAACTCTTTTGGCCCTTACCTTCGGCTCATCATACATGGCATGATAACTGACAATGGCGTTATCCCCGAAATCAGAATTAAACTGGGTCTTTAACAGCCCCCCTATGTCCTTCGTGAAAAATATTCTATTGTCCAACTGGGTCCCTCTCATATCTCAGCCAGAAAATGGTCTTCGTCGTCTTCCACAGCCGGGCGCCTGCCTTCAAATGAATACCCACCGAGTCCTTCAGGCAATTCACGGAGATGGCCCGGACACCCTGATCCCAGGCATAGTTTAGAGTGAATTTGTTCAGCTCGGTAAAATAACCCCTCCCCCGATATTCCTTCAGAGTGTAGTTGGTCCCGGTCGTGGCATTGCCATTTTTATGAATAACCAGACAGGTAAAACAGACCAGCGTGTCGTCTATAAAGGCCCCAAAATAAAGGGCCCGGGCCCGGAATATGAGACGAGACCTTTTCCCGTCCTGAATGACGTCAGGGGAGATGTCCTGTAGAGTGATGGGTCTTATAGTGAGGGGCATATAATATATGATACTCTCTTCAGTCATTAATTTTCAACAGAAAAGCGTATCATAGCGGATCTGTCTAATGCTATGACATTTAATTCTAGTCAAATCACACCTGTTGGCCGGGTTAATCATCCGGTTCAATCCAATGAGGACCATCCTCTCAGCCTCAATCTCCCCGGTAAACCTTCTGATACTCCTGCCATTCCAGAATCTGCCGGGCCCGGATCTCAGGCTTTTCATACAGGGCCATGATAAACTACAAGGGCATCCTTACAGAAATCATCCAGGTCCCGGGACAGAGCACCGTTGATGTCTTTGGTAAAAAAGACTTGGTTCATATAGATTATACGAAATTCGGAAGTTCAATATAAATGACTATTAGAAATCCAATCTTTTATTTTATAAAATGACATTCCCATTTTCTGCATCATCCGTTGAATAGTCATTTCAGGTTGAGAATATAATTCAGTCAGTTTTTTATGCTGTTCAGGAGTAATACGACAAATTTTTCTTTCAAACCCCATGGTTCGGCGAAATTCAGCTATTCTATTTCGGCCAAAACCTAACTGCATGCCTATTTGACCATCAGTAAGATCTTGATCGAATAATTTTTTTAATTCCTCATCCGAGGGGACCTGTCTGATATCTGTATGAGAAACCTGGATCTTATTTTTTATTGCTTCAACAATACTTTGTATATAGATCTTCTTGGGATTTTTAAAACTATTTTTCTCTTTTAACACTTTCTGTATCTCTTTATCTCCAAAATATCTGATAAATCTTCCAGCCTTTTTACACAGAATCATATGTCTAGATACTACTAAATCAGAAGAAAAGTCAATTCTGGGAAAAGGATCACCAGTTATTTTATATTGCATGGAAGGAATTATATAAGGTGTTATCAACTCAAGAAATCGATTCCGACTTTCTGCTTTAACATAGATAGTATGATAATCCTTTTCAGTATTATATGTTTGAAAAATAGTTTCAATATTAAATTTGTTTTTTAACAAACGAATAAGAACATTACCTTCTTGCTCAGTTATGTCTCCCACGCATAAATTAAATCCATATTTACCATATTTTCCATCATCCATATACCAATAAGCCAACCCTTCCGATTCCAAATCAGGAGCGGTATTCTCAGTTATATACTTTTTACTTTTTCCGTGAGAATAAAATCTCTGAAAATATGGAATAAAAACAGCGTGATGATACGTCCAAAATGAAAAGGATTTTTTTGTTTCACTTTTTGTATTGTAGTCCCCAAAAGAGGCCACAAAGGAATGAATTCTTTCAGCAATATGATAGCAATAATCCATCTGAGAAACGCCATGACCCAGTACATATATTTTAGGGTCTTTCATAAATCCGTCACCCAGTAAAGTTCCTAGTAAAACCTGATGCATGGAAGGGCTAATATTTGAATTAAAAATTCGTGTGTCATTAAGATTATTTCTATAAATAATTCCTAAAGATCGTAGAATGTGTAATATTTGATAACCCTTAAGATCGTAGATATCGCCGAGTTCACCAATGGTAAGGTGTCCCTCTTTTAACTGCTTCTCTATTTCATTTTTAGAATAAACACCATATTTATTCTTTAAAACAAGGTCACTATCAGAAGATTCAATTATAAAGGCTGACATGATTATTATAATACTATAGTGCATTAGAGAAGTCAAGAATAAAGCAGATTAATTTAGGACATCATCTGTCCATTTACAAATAAAAAAGGCCCGGTTGGAAACCGAGCCTTTTGAAAATCCATTTTGTAAAGGATTTTATCTCCTGAGATCCACCTTGCACAGGGCAAGCGGGTTATGACACCCGATCCCGAGATTCTCAAAGACACTGAATCCTATCGTTCTATTCCTTGGGTCATCTGCTGATAGAACGGTAAGTTCCGTTCTAACCGGAATACGGCCGAAAAATTCAGGTTCTGCGCACACGTAGATGAATCCAGCAGGAACCCTACGGGACACGATGATCTGTGCGCCCCAGACTGTGGCCATGAGCCCAGTCTTCAAAAGAGTTGCCTGGCTTTCGATATCGAGAACGTCCCGTCCCCACTTACGGATATCTGAATAGTCAAGCGCATTTGCGAAAATGCGAGCGACTCTCAGGTCGTTCCGTTCGATCGAGGCAAAGGCATCAGCCAGGTCTGCCGGTGTGAGCGGAGCCGCGGCATGAATGTCCGGGTTTGTTGCACCGATGTTATCAAAACCACCAGCCGCGACAGCATCCAGAACGTCGAAAACACGTGTGTCTTCTTCGGCCTGAATTTCCGCTTTGGCAAGGTCCTGAGCACGTTCGATGAGATCAAACCGTCTTTCCTTGATCTGAGTGAGCGGGATTTCCGGGTTCGATGCGATCTCAAACAAGGGGAAAATGACACGGCGTGGCTTCTGGATGGCCAGAATGTTCTGACCCTCTTCACCCACAACGTATGCCGTAACATTGGCGTCCTTGTCATAAATCGGGAGAGCGCCGTCCGGGAGTTGTTCCACCAAGAAGGCCTTGCGACCTACCGAGGTGTAATCTCTCCTGAGACGTAGAGGCTGCGTCATTGACGCTGCCAATTTTGCACGTCCACCGGCCGTCTTAATGTAATCCGAAATGATCTGCTGTTTGACATCATTGCTAATTTCAGCCATGAGAGAATCACCTCCTCTTAGATTTTAAGTTGAACAACCATCCACGGATCCGCTGATGTCGGCTTCTGAAGCAGAATACCAACAAGCGTGGTATTCGCATTACCGGCAAGAGCAGCTGCCCCATTCTGCAATCCTGAAGCATTCGTCAACAGGCCATGCACCGATGCGAACATCTTGTCACCATAGGTATAGGTAATAGTATTACCTGCACCAGTGGCGTTCCACAGCTGGGTCTCATAGATATCAGTCTTGAGGACTGTACCGGAGCCATGCATGTAGACAATTTTGTTCGATGCAACTGCAGAGCTGGATTCATACGGATTGCCCAGAGCATCATTCACAGCAATACCGACAACTTTGTCGTATACTGTCGTGCTGTCGCCCGCGGCCGGTCCGATCTGTCCTTCTCCTGCACACGCCACAACACTTCCACCCAGAATACCCTTATTGGTCTTGGCATTCAGGCGAGAGTTGTAAGCTTGCTGACCGTTCGCTGACGTAGGGTTGTAATTCACCTGCGTCAGATCCACAAGAGCCGTATCGACATCGCCGAACGAATTATACGTCTGACGATAGAGCGGTTCCACATGTGAATTCGGAACAGGAAGATTGGAATCAAATTTTACTGGCATTAGAACTCACCTCCCCTTTAATGTTTAAAGATTCGACTATCACACACTCTCCCTCTTTAACAAGGGAGAGCGGTGGACTTTTACTGAGATCTTATCTAAAAGCTTTCGACACGTCCGGGGGTGCATCCCACAGATTGTCGAGATTGGATTCCGTTGATGCCTGCTTGACAATGCCACTGAGTTTCTTGGCACCGGTCTTGGGCTCTTCCTGGGCGAAAATCAGATCCAGAAGGTCGCCGTTGGATTTTGCTTCGACTTCTTCCTCTTCCTTTTTCTTTCCAGCTTCGACTTCTTCTTCGTCCTTTTTCTTGGCTGCTTCAGCGTCGGCATCTTCGTCCTTTTTCTTGGCTGCTTCGACTTCTTCCTCTTCTTTCTTCGGGGCCTTGGCAGCTTCGACTTCCTCTTCTTCCTTCTTCGGGGCTTTGGCGGCTTCGACTTCTTCCTCTTCCTTTTTCTTACCAGCCTCAACCTCTTCCTCTTCTTTCTTCTTGCCGGCCTCAACTTCTTCCTCTTCCTTCGGGGCCTTTTTCTTGGAGACTACTTCTTTCTCCTCAGGCATCTTTTTCTTGGCAGCTTCGGCATCAGCTTCGTCTTCATCTTTTTTCTTGGCTGCTTCAGCGTCGGCATCTTCATCCTCGTCCTTTTTCTTGGCGGCTTCGGCATCTGCATCCTCTTCGTCTTCGCTCTTTGCGAGGATCTCGGCGAGTTTGGATTGACGCTGGAGAGTTGCAAGAACGGAATGTTCCGGCATGTACATGAGATCCGTGGCCTGTTCTTCAATGAGGCCATCAACTGCGCCAGGAAGCATTCTTTGGGCGATCGTGATGCATTTGAGGGCTTTTTCTTCGAGTGTACGAGCAGCAACCACGGCTTCACGGGCGCCACGTGCAGGGGCTGGATGACCATCTTCTGTCCGGCCTTCGCCCTTCCACGGAGTCTTCATATCCGGCTCTTCTCCCCATGTCGAGGGATCACCGGTGTGATACTTTTCAATCGGATTGTTTGCATGTTCCTGGTTCATGGTATATGGGTCGGCCTTTTTATCCATCGATGCCACCCTCTCCATGTCCCAGCTAATTCTTTGACGACCACCCATATTTTCCTCCTGTTTTTAATTCAATCCCTCCTATGAAGAGGGAAGATTAAGTTTTAATGCCTATCGAGGCCATATTAATAGAGTATTACACACACTCTTGAAAACATTGAACTTAAGACTCCGGATACGGATCCATCAACTTGAGCCATGTCAGAGCTTTTGTGGCTTCTTTGTCTGTCAGTTTCCGCCCGGCATATTTTTGGAGGGCATAGACGGCTTTTTGGGGGGTAAGACCTTTGGTTCCATTAAGTTCAGTAAGGGCTTTTATGATTTCTTTGGATAGTCTATTTTTGAAGCAGCTATCCAGACAGGACATGACCGCAAGAAAATCTCTACGATTATATCCATAATCCGCCAGTGATTTCAGATCATTACTGGTCAGGATCATGTATGTCCCGAACTTTAATTTTTTGAAGTCTTTAGGATTAATATCCCCTGCAAATTTCAGCAGGTATTTGTCCCAGCCTCTTTTCATCATCCACATACGTTTCAGGGCCAGGGAAGCGGTTGGTTGGATCAGATTTTCTTCAAGAGTTTCAAGTTCCCGGGGTCCTTCTTCGTCCTCACCCGAAAATTCATTGACAATCTGATCTCCGATCTCATCAAGGAGTTTCTGTTTGATTTTACGTTTCCAAGTCTGTACATCATTCTGCCCTTGTTCTTCAGGACCCGGTTCTGGGGCCTCTTCAGGGACCGGCTCTTCTGCAGGGGCATCGACCGAAGGTTTTTCTGTTGGGGCCTCATCAACCGGCTCAGCAGTAGGTTCTTCTACTATGGGCTTATCTTTAGGATCTTGTGCTGTTTTATTAGCCGCCTTAAGATAATCAGTTTCTTTCGCCTGATAGCTTTCTTTCTTTTCGGCTTCTTCAATTTTAGCCATGATGTTATCTGGAGGATTGACCACATTCCGTATCACGGCCCCGGTAAAGGCTGGGTTGGCGACCCATGAAGCATCCATGAACACAACAGAATCTTTCTCGTCTACATGACCACAGAGCTCTGCGATTTTTCTTTGCGTACCGTTTTCATCGTAGAAAACATTGCCCTTTTCGTATCGGACATGTTCACAAGCTTCTGTTTCATCAATAGCTTTGTTCCCACATTTGGTGCAGATTGAAAAGCTTATCTTACAACCCATACTGAGAGTCTTGAGTTCCCCGGCCTCGATCTTTCTTACCAGCTCTTTATGTTTTCTCTCTGTGGCCACGAGAATATCAACATAATAGCTGGTCAAATCTTTTCCGGCCTGATCTTTACCAATAGGGACTTCCCTCAGAACGGCATCAATGATTTTGCCTTTTGCCAACTCTGCTATCTGAACATGTTCGAGATAATTATTTGACCCGACAAAGGTTCTATACGAACTGGCGAGCATTTTCTTGGTCCACGCGTCGCCATTATTATTCACGAGTTTTGAATAGGCAGGATGGATCAAATAATCTTTATACTTGCTCTTGGATTCTTTTGCATCTTCTGTATCAACTGCAGCTACTATGGTGCAATGCGACAGAAGATATTTTTGAGGATCATATTTGGCAAGGACTGTTCTGGCAACTTTAACCCGACAAGAGCCACTTCCACAAACACACTTGGCCTTATGACCACAGCATACTGTCTTGGTCCATTGTTCTGAGGATATGCTTGGCTCCGCAACGGCTGCAGAACCATATCTCATCATTGCCATGATTTTTATATGGCCTCTTGACTCTTAGAAATTATAGACCGGACCATTGATGCCAGAGATGCTTTTCTTTCCTCTTCCTTTTCTTCTGGAATGTCCTTGCTGAACTTAAGAGAACTGAGGAATTTAATTGCATTCTGGACATTACTACCGGCCGAAACACCCTTCCAATCATCTTTAGTCACAGTAACGATTTTAGAAGGACCGGCCTTGGCTTTCGATACTCTATAAAAAGTATCTTCCCCGATGGTGTATTTATGAATGAACATTTCTTATTCTCCTTTGGACCCGACATAGATTTTTTCGATTGAGGCCCGAATAATATGGTCAGAGCAGATATTTCCAAATTTTTCAAAGATCCGGTTATATGCCTGAACATCCGAGAGACCTTTGCTGGCACACATCCCGATTTCATCAACAAGTCTACCGATAACGGCTGTTGCAAAGGTATGGGCTATCCGGATAACCATTTTATCCATGGCGGTCATGACTCTGGGAACAACACGATGCATGACCAGGCCGGCCCGGGCCGGATTAACCCTTTTGGGAATCCCACCATAATTATTTTCAGAAAGGGCTTTTTCAAAAGAAGTGTATCCGCGGTCGATCATGGCAGTAGGCATGCCGGATATAATTGGATTAACCTTGACCAGAGTTTCAGGATCTTCGGGGGAATTGCCAAGGGGCCATTGTACCCATACTTTGCAGGTGGCCGGAACGATATGGGAAACCACGCCGATAAAGGGGGTCACATTCCATTCCGTGACAAATTTACGGACACATTCTCCGACCCGGAAAGATTCGGCTGCGACCTGGGATGGATATAATGCGGGCATTTTAAATTTTCCTCCTGAACAGAAAGGGGAAAAAAGGAAAGATTTTAAAAGTCAAACCTTTCCTTCTCTATTTCAAACTGGAAAAAGGCCTTTCAAAGCCTTATGCTTCCTGCTGAACTTTCTGATAAGGAGCCGCAGCTGTCTTGATCGGAGTCGGATTCTTACGGGCCTTCATGACCTGTTCAAAATTGCTTGCATTGTACTGGTCCATATAAGGTTCATCCGCTTCACGTTTCCGAACATCCATGTTGAACCGGCCGGCCATGTACCGGGCCTCATCAGCATCGAACTTCAGAGTGGAAGCTTCCCGACGTCCTTCGATCACGTCAGAGACCATATCGACATGCAGAGCCAGCTCTGGAGCAAAAGCTTCGAGCTCTTCGGCAACTTTGTCGAGTCTTTCCGTGTACTGCTTTGCATTCTTGAGAACCATTTGACACTCCTCCTGTTATAGGAAAAAAAAATCCAAACTTTATATTTCAGTTTTCTCTGATACTGATTCTTCAACCGAACCTGGGCCTGTCACAGGTTCCGGAGCCGGAGCTGATTGCTGTGATCCCTTTTCCTGTACCTTTTTTACGAGATCCGTAAGGGGCTCAAAATGAGTCTTAATCTTGTCCATGTCGAACTTGCTGATCATGTCATAGAGACTTTCAAGCCTGTCCATGGTAACGGCAGCAATTTTAAAGTCATCGGCCACTTTCTGAGCATATTCGGGATCAATCCCGGCGTCTTTAATTGCTCCCTGTAGAAACTCTTTTACAAGGACCTTAGACTGTTTCCAACGACCGACAAATTTTCGTATAACATCAAAATCCTTAGTCGGGAGCTGGTCAACATAACTTAAAAAATCGACCAGATATTCATTGGGAGCCCCATCCTCAGCTGCTTTCTTTTTCAAGATGATGCCTTGTCCAGGCTTTTTAATGAGATGGGGAGCATGAGATTTCATAAAGGGAACTTTACGTGGATCCACACCCAGATCTTTTAAAACCCGTTGGGGGATGGTTTTTTCTTTTTCAGGCTTGGGAGCTTTTTCTTTACTTTTGGCCATGACCTGATTTTCAGGCAGAGCAAGATTACGTTCAGGTACTATGACCTGAACAGGTTGCTGTTCCATGGCATTTACAAGGACATTGAAATGATCTGCATTAATTTTGCCATCGAACTGGCCATTGTTGAAAGATCGGATTGCCAAATGAAGGGCATCTTCATGGGCCACTCTGGGACTGTACTTGGCCAGAATTGGATTAATCTGGGTCTTCGCAAACATCACCAGACCATTATAGTCAGCATTGGTTAAGTCATTGGGGCCTTGGTACATAGGCTTATAGTCAGCCCGTTGGACAGATCGGAAGAGCACACGTCTGAACTCCAG